AACTGAATGAATAAATCAGTATCTACGTTGCCGTTTAACGCAGTCTTCTTTACTATGTCTTCTCTTGTTATTAATAGTGCTTGTGCCATATATTATCCTCTATAATCGGGGTGGTGTCCTTGTCTTGGCATATCTTTAGGCATCATAGCAACCTCTTTAGGGTTACGTACTCTATACCCGAATTTTTCTGCCTTGTTTGTACTTACTTGAGATGTTTTATAAGAACCGATAGACGCTTTTTTACTTGTGCTTACGTAAGTTTGTCTTACCCATTTGTGATGACAATTTACACCGCCTTTGTATAAGAATATATCGTAAGGCATACCTTTATGTCCGTGACTCTTATTAATGCCCTGAGAACTCATCTTAGCTATATCCTCTTTTCTATAAACTTTGTTCGCTCTCATCATAGCACGACAAAACTCACGCTCGGGTGCATCGTTTCCAGTATATTTGTAACGCACCTTAAAATAAAAGCCGTCTACCTCTTTGTCTTGTTCACTCTCTCGGTTTGGGGTTGCTCTACCCGTACCAATCAATTCAACTAGCTTACTTAAAAAAGACTTCTTAGGTTTTAGTGATTCTTCCCACTCCTCTACCTCTAAGTCTAGTTCTTCCTCTAGTTCGTAGTCTACCTCTCTCTCATCTATTAACTCCCAATCTTCGCCTATCTCCTCTCCTAGTTCGTCTAATAAGTCTTCTATTTGACTTCCAAAAGCTACCTCTTCCTCTTCCGCTTGTTGCTTCTCTTCAATGTCCTCAAGTAAGTTGAGTCTTCTAAAGTATAAGTCTAAGCTAATTGAGTTAAACGCTAGTATTTGGTCTACCCCGTCAATTATTAACTCTTGAAATGGTTTAATAGCGATGTTGTAAAAATACTTAGAAGCTACTTCGATCTCGTCAGCATTACTAGAAAAGCCTTGATTATCCGTTACAACCCCCACAAGCATAGGACTTACTACATTATGCCCTACTAGTATTTTCTGCTCGCACTCCTTACTTAAATACTCGTAATGTTCGGGAGCGTCATTTAAAGGAATATCGTCTACCGTTGTTTTAGACTCTTGGTTATTATTAAAGGCTACTATTACTTTTTGACCTCGTGAGCCTGTCAGCTTATTAAGTACCTTTCTAGAAATTATGTTTTGTTGCTCCTCAGTAGGAACGCCATTATTAAAGTTAACTACTTTAGTTCCTGAGAAACCATTTTGAACCTCGTTAATAAGATAGTCTCCTATTTCCTCCTCTAGTACCGTATAAGGTAAGCATCCTTGGTAGTCAAGTTCGCTAAAATACTTCATACCTACTGAGTAACTACCTACTTGTAATATTTCTACCTTTTCTTTAGAAGTACCAAAACTTGGTATTCTCTTAGGTTCGTATTTTTTAGTGTCTGACCAATCGTCCGAATAGTAGTAAGCCTCTACCTCTCCGTCTTTATTACATTTCTCAGGTCTAATAAGGTTAGTAGGAATATGGTAAGCCTTAATTACTTTAGTATGCTTCTCATCGTAATGAACTTGAAAGCTACCCGTACCAAATAATTTAACGTCTAAGGCTATTTTACGTAAGCAGTCCTTACCGAATATTGTTTTAAAAATAGCGTAATCGTTAGCACGTTTTGAAGCGTTTAAAGCGTGTAATCCCTTACCGTAAATTAAGCGTGAAATGTTATTAATTACGGCATTGTTTGTAGGAGAATTACGATAACGATCAATAAGCCAATTATAGTAAAGGTTATCCTCTCCGTATTCTACCCAATTCTCACGCTTTGACTCCTTTATTTCGGGTGCTTCGTAAGACGCTAGTTCTAGTATTTTAACTTCACTCATACGTTATGTAGTCGTTATCACTTGAGTAACTTGTGTACTCGTTGTTATTTACCGTAAATTCCTCTATAACTTGGTTAGTGCAAAAGACCTTATCCTTATACACTATATCCGTTCCGTTTTTTACGGTCATTTTATAAAAATTATTCTCTTTGAGGTCTAACGTTTTTTCTATTACTGCGTAGTAATCTAGTTGAGTAATTGAAATGTCGTAAATAGTTTCTTCTCCAGTAGTTTCGTTTACTAAAGTAAGCGTATCGGCGTTCATTGAACGAGGTATAATCTTGAACGTCTGAGAAGATGCCGTTTCTTTTAAAACTATCATATCTATTTTACGTAAAAAGTATTTTTTGTTCAAGAAAAAAGGGTAACCCGTTAAGATTACCCCTCTTTTAAGCTATGAAGAATATGATTAAGAACCCGCTACGATCTCAAATCCTGCCGTTGTTAATCCTGCCTCGTCAGAAGCATCAATAAAGTTCGCAGGAACACGCTCCATTGCAGAAAGTGTTAAGGTATAACCTGAAAGGTCTCCCATAGCACCACCCGTAACGATAGAACCTCCCGTTACTTCTGCTCCGTGTTCTTTACCCATCAAAAAGAAATTGTCGTTGTTATCTTTAACGATTACGTGAGGTCTACCCCAAGTAAGTAACTTCAATTCTTTATGTGAGTCAATATCTAGTTTCTTAAGTGTTACGCTCAAAGTTTGCTCAAAGAAAGAAGTTCCATTTTCCGTACTAGAGTTAATCGTAGTCTCGAAAGATGAATTTCCTTTTAAGTCGAATTTATAAGCTTTTGGAGAACCCGTTACCTCAGCGATCACGTCTGTATCTGTTGCGTCCATCGTGAATTCGGTAATATCTCCCTCATTGATTATGTAGATAGCATCTAAACCTCCTACCGAGTCTTTACAAGGTTCGATTCTACCCATTGAAATATCACAAGCCATTTTATTTATTTTTTTAAGTTCATAAAAAAAGGGAAGGCATTTTACCTCCCCTTTCTAGTTTTTCATTCAGCTATTAGTTAGCTGCGTTCGTGATTCCGTAAGTAACGATATCTTCAACGTTTGCATATTGAACACCCGCAGTTGCTCTCATAACTACACGTACGTTTTGTGAACCGTCAAGGTCTGCCATATCCAATACTTTAACCTCTTGGTGGTCAGAAAGAAGTCCAGTACCGAAGTAAAGGTTTTCTTTGTAAGTAAGGATAGCCGTATCAGCACTCATTCCGTTACACATTGCAACAGGAATACCATCAAAAGTAAGTGCTTGCCCTGAAGTGTACCAAAGGTTTCCTTTGTTCTCAACTCCATTTGCACCTACACCCGAAGCACCAAATCCACCCAAAGCACGTACATACGCTTTAAAGATGTTTTGTGATACATACAAGTAAAGGTCTTCACGCCCATAGATAGAAGCAGGCATAGCATCTACGATTGATCCTAGTTCATCTACTACGTTAGAAGCATCTACCGTTGTTCCTGCTACTTCTTGTGCTGCTGGTAAGTTAGCGTCTACCGAAAGCAAAGTTTCAAATCCGTCAAACTCTCCTGTGTTAGTGTCATCTCCTGCCCAAATGTTTTGTTCGATTTTTTGAGCCACTTTAGATGCTACGTGAGCGATAAGGAAATCAGAGAAGTTTTTAGGTAGGTTATCGTGTGCAGAATATCCCATTTGCACCGCTTCCCAATCTGAACGGAAATCTGATTTACAAAGTTCAAGGTTCACTTGGAACTCAAGAGGTTGTAGAATACGCTCAGTTAGTGTAAGTGTACTAGTAGAAGTAAAATCACAAGAAGCATCTTTAAGGATAGCGTCCGTAGATACTTTCTTAAGAACCTCTTTGTACTTTACGTTTGGTTTAACAGTAATTAAACTGTTTTCGATAGTTGATGCACTCAAAAGTGCTGCTGCTACATACTTACCCGCAAATTCTCCTGCGTAAGTTGTAGTAATGTTTGTTGTTGTTGCCATTTTTTTATTTATTAAATGTTATTTACTTAGTTTAGCGAATACTCTATCAAGTGTAGAAGCACCGTTTGTCTTATTTGCATATTTGAACATCTCTACCTCTTTCTCATTCTCAGGATTGTGAGTAATTGGTTTAGAAAGTTCTACTTCTTCGTTAACCTCTTCTACTTTTTCGCTTTCCTCTTCGCTTGGTTCTGCTTTAAGTTCTGCTACTTCTGCTTTTAGGTTAGTAATTTCTTGGCGTAGTGCTTCAATTAGTGATTCATCGGCAGAAAACTTAGTTTCTTTAGTTACTGATTCAATGATAGTTTTCGGTAGTGGTTGCTCGTTTGGAGTGTCGTTAGTTGCTACTTCTTCCGTAGTTTCCTCTTCCATTGGCTCCTCTTCTACTTCTTCTTTCATTTCCTCGTAACTAGAAATAATACCTTCTTCTTCTACGATAAGCATAAAGCCGTTATCTAGTTTGTATTCTCCTACGGGTACTGGAATACGATCTTCTTCGTTAACGATAAATACGTTTTCTCCTGCCTCGAATTTATCCGCTTCTAAAGTAGCTTCTCCTTCGCCCGTTGTAATTTGCTCTAGTGCTACCGCTTTTAATCCGATAGTCTTTAGCAAGTTGTTTATTTGTTCTTTCATTTTATTTACTTTTGTTATCTATTTTACGTTTTAATTATTATTTGTTCAAAATTCAATTTCTTGTTATTGTTCGTGTAGTGTCTACGTTCGTTACATTGCTTGTATTTCCGCCCGTTAAACTACCTACTCCCTGTG